ACTTACCTTTATAACAGACCCCTCATTCAACGATGTTGACGGTCCTTGTCAGAGCAATGCTCCTCGTCAGGTTTGCGCTCCCCGCAATGCCCTCCCTGAAACCACCCTTTATGTGCCCTTTCAATTCTGGTATTGCCGCAATCCCGGTCTTGCCCTGCCTCTCATCGCCCTTCAGTATCACGAAGTCAAGATTAACCTCGATATTCGCCCTATTGACGAGTGTCTGTGGGCTGTTGGCTCTTTGAACTCAGCTGAATGCCCCAACAACGGCGGTCGTGTTACTGCCGCTTATAACCAGTCTCTCGTTGCCGCGTCCTTGTACGTCGACTACGTCTTCTTGGACACCGATGAGCGCAGACGCATGGCTCAGAACCCCCACGAGTACCTCATTGAACAGCTCCAATTCACCGGTGATGAATCCGTTGGCTCTTCTTCCAACAAGATTAAGCTCAACTTTAATCACCCTGTGAAAGAACTCATTTGGGTCGTTCAGCCAGATCAGAACGTTGACTATTGTTCATCTCTGGACTGCAATCAGCTTCTCTACCGTCTTCTCGGCGCTCAGCCCTTCAACTACACCGACGCCGTCGACGCCCTTCCCAATGCGATTCACGCATTCGGTGGCCCTGAAGCTGTCGACCAGTACATTGACGCTTCCGGTCTCTTCTACGATGCCGGCGCAGTTGATGATGTCGGTTCTGACCAGTGGTGGTCTGGTACTCCTAATCACGGCGGAGTTTACAACCAGGCAAACTTCGGTCAAGGAACTACATTTGACTCAGCACACACTTACGGTAACTCTGGTGTGTCCGATGCCGGCACTTTTGTTATGTCCGAGACCTCTCTTCCCCTGCATTGCTGGGGTCAGAACCCCGTCGTGACTGCCAAACTCCAGCTCAACGGCCAGGACCGCTTCTCTGAGCGTGAAGGAACTTACTTTGACCTCGTTCAGCCCTACCAGCACCACACCCGCACTCCCGACACCGGTATCAACGTATACTCATTTGCGTTGAGGCCGGAAGAGCACCAGCCAAGCGGGAGTTGCAACTTCTCCCGCATTGACAATGCAACCCTTCAGCTTGTTCTTTCCAACGCCACCGTTGAGGGAACCAAGACTGCCAAAGTTCGTGTCTATGCCACCAACTACAACGTTCTCCGCGTAATGAGCGGTATGGGCGGCCTTGAAGCTACATGTTTAGTATTGATGATGATAATACTAACTGTGAACAAGGGCCTAAAAGCAGTATGCCATAGTAAAGTGAGTTCTTACTATGGAAAACCATTTGTGTTCTCACAATCATCATTATTGATGATATAAACCAACTGCTAGTAATTCCGACTTGTTGTCGTCGGAGTTGCAACACATCTTGTTGTTCGGGAAACCCCTTATAGCCTTTTCTACCAAGCTTATCTCCGAAAGGAATAAGTGGCCAAGAGTAATGAACTTGGGTATGGTAATAATGAAAAGGATTGGGCAATCCGCATGCTTACTACCTAAATACGATATTAATATGCTAGTATATGGTAGGGCGTCAGAGACTGAACGGATGTGGGTCGTTAATGAAGGTTTAAGCAACCTGAAACGGCTTAAGATACAGTCCTCCCTCTAGGGAAACTTAGGGGAATAAGAGTGCTTACAGCAATTAAATTGCGTGTGTGCTTCACAGTTACAATTTTATTTTAATTATTTAAAACTTTAATATTATTATGCATTTAATAATATTAAAAAATTGATTTAATATAATTTTGGTTTAGTAATCATACATTCATATATTCATATATTAGTTATCTAGATTACCAATAAAAAAAATAATAAATGGATGAATTATCATTAAAAGATGCATACATTCGTGATAAATATAAAACATCAAAAATAGAATTTATACAAGGTCACATTAAAACCATCGGTCGAACGTCGAATAAAATTAAAAATCCTATATGGAAAATTCATAATGAAAATGGAGACACTTTTATAATTATGTATTGCAAAGTAGATACATTTTGTATATTATGTCCTATAAGTTATCAAAAAATATTAGATTATGAAAAAATATTAAATAATGATAATAAAATTACTTGGTATAAAATGTCAAATGGGTATATTGCATGTCATATGAATATTTATATACATCAAGTAATAACTGGATGTATTGGAAATGGTAAAGGAACAAATAACATAAGTGTTGACCACATTGATAGAAATCCATTAAATAATTGTTTAAATAATTTACGAATTGCAACTAGAGAAGAACAACAAAAAAATAGTAAAGGAATTGCAGATGATGGAACCAAACGAGAAAGAAAATATAATGCAAGAAAATTACCAGACGGGTTGAGTCAAAATATGATGAAAAAATATGTTGTTTACTATCATGAATGGTTAGATAAAGAACATACAAAACAAAGAGAATACTTTAAAATTGAAAAGCACCCAAAACTTGATAAAATTTGGATTTCAAGTAAATCGGGAAAAATATCTTTATTAGAAAAACTTGAATCTGCGAATAAAATAGTTTCAGATTTAGAACATGATATATATCCATAGTTTCATGACTGAATATATCGAGTATAACGGTTTTTTATTTCAAAGAAATTGGCGAAAAATTAAAATGCTGATTTGTTGTAATTCGCGCTATAAGTATTTGATAAATACAGTGCATCTTCAAAAATAAAAAGGATATACAAACACACACAAATATTCCATCTATTAAACGATTTGGCATTTACATCGTTTGTTTTTTTATTTTTATTTGTTTTTTATTTATATCCAAACGAATCAATATAAAATCTAGAATGGATGACTCAAACGCACTTCATAGTCTTCAAAAATGGATTTGGTCATTCTGTCGATTTCTGGACCAGTGGAAAAGTCTTTCTCAAAATTCGAACGAGACATTGCCAATGACAGCTCCCCTCGGATGTTTTCATCCATATTTTCCATAAACCAGTCTCTAAACTCATAATACGCTTTCCAATATTTAATGTAGCCTCCCATAATAAACAGCTTCAGCACATTTTTCACATAGGTTTCATCAATAGGTGTTGCATTTTCTTCATCAGCGGGATTTAAAAGTTCTTCATAGTTCAATTCTTTATCAAACTGACCTAGAAATCGGGCAATCAGTCTCGTGTCACTGTAACCCTTACAGTGTCCACCAAATCCAAAATGATATTCAAATTCTGAACGATGTACTTGTTTAATTGGGCGCTCCAGTGCCACAAGAATAGGCTTTCCGAAAACAAAAGTTTTTATTTCTGCGACACGGACGCGCGTCTCTGCATATTGGTTGTATTCCACCTTCCATTCAAGTCCGGTAGTTAGGTGCATCTCGCAAAACTGTTTTGAAAATACATCACTCACGGTGTGAATCATGTATCCTCTTGTAACATAATGTTTATTATGCAGTTCTTTGAATTTATTTACAACATCACCTTTTGTAATTTTTTGAGCTGGCGTAGTAGTAGCCAGCAATGGTTTTGGTTCGGAATCGGCAGAGCTCATTGTGTATGGGTTGGAGTACTTGTATTTGTGTTCCTATGCTATATTAATTGTGTCCAACTCTTTATATGGGTTTGCATTTATTATTTATGCTCACACACGATGTGATGATAACGCGTCATGCAGAAGAAAACAGCTTGTTCATGTTATCCGCTTCGAGTTTATTGGTAGAAGGTAAAAACAATTTTTTAATCAAGTCGTCGTCTCGAAATCGAATGGTGTAATCTTGCTGAATGCTGTTTCTACCAACGCGCCCCATTGCCTGAATCGTTTTTTCCTGCGTCATATCATGCAAGTCGCGGCTAATGTATCCGTGACAAAACTGGTAATTTGTGCCGTAAATATAGTCAGAAGATGCAATAATTAAAAACAGTTTTTGGTCTTGTGCGAGCTCTTTTATAATTTCATTATATTTTGCATTTTTGTGGTCTGTAATTGCGCCAATCCCCATTAAAAGCAAAATTTTCCAATGAGGTTCAATTGATAGCAACATGATTTTTTCCACATATGTGTCTTCAATGTCGCATGACCATGGTTTGTTATTTTGATTTTGACTTCCTCCATTCGCAGTTGCATCGTCGTGCCATCTTTTCAAATGAGCAGGTCGATTCGGCACAAATAAATCATTCAGCGCCGCCCGCTTCACTTGCTCATTTAGCGCTTGCAACTTATTATTCAGTTCTCTTATTTCACCAGCATCCATTTTTTTATCGAAAAACTTGGTTGATTTCTTTTCTATTTTTTTTGAAGCTCCATCTCCTCCACCCACAGCCGCTCCAGCTGTTTTTTTTTCCGCATCATTCAACAAATCTTCAATGCGTTTTTCGACGCATTCAATTTGGTCGCATAATTTATTATTATGTTGGATTGTTCCCATAATATCGTCAATAAGCTGTGCCGGTATTTGCGCGGTTTGAAGGCAAAAACTCGCTATTTTTTCAACATCATTTGTCAAGAAAATTGTGGGTCCGTCAGTAAGCGTGTGCGCATCTGATGTGGTTACATATCCAGTGGACTCATACAGATTTTCAGCACCTTCTCCTGAATTAAAATACTCGTATATTTGTTTCCAAATAGCAGGGTCCTGTTTAATATTTTTCAGAAGAATTAAATAATATATTTTAATGCTAATTAATGTAATATCATTGAAAGAAGAAAAATATCTTGAAATGCTGTATCGTGAATTTGAATATAGTTCATTTTTATTAACATACGAAATGAATTCGCTTATTTTATTTATTCCAAAATATCGCAGCAGCGTTTTATTTTTTTCACAATGAGAAACGCTGATTAGTGCATCAGAGTATTCGGAAAAGAGCGTGTGCGGAAGTTGAACGCAGCCGCCCTTGTTTACAATTGGAATTGATTTGCAGCAATCGTGACTTACAATGTTAAAAACCTCACCGTTTGTAAAACGGGTTTTGAAATCTGCGATTGTCGTTTGCAATTCCCTTTCATGTGGAAGCGTTGCAGATGAAAGGATTACATTGGGGATAATATTCTGTTTCCAATTTTTATGAATAAGTTCATGATATTCATGCATTTGATTGTCCATTGTAATTGTCGGTTCATCCCAAAACAATATAATGTCTTCTGCCTTATTGAACGCCTTCATATAAAACATTGCGTGCAAATAGGATTGAATGTCGCTAATAATGATTTCAACATTATCTCCAACACTGTTGTCGACTTTTCGTATTCCGCCTGTTTTCCAGTCTCTTGTCGCCTCCTTCACGGCGAAATAATGCAGTCGTATATCATCAACACTTCTGCACCCAAATGCGAATGCAATACGTTTTTGAATCGATATTGCCGATTTAGCTAGCGCGAGTCCAACATGGCGTGCCGCGCACACGAATATTATTTTATGTTTTTCGGATAGACCAATTGGTGTAAGCGTTTTTCCGGTTCCTGTTGGTGCAATATATAAAATCAACTTTGGATTCGGCAATTTGCAATACGTAAATATTTGTTTTTGATGTTCATATAATCCAACGTCTTGATATTTCGTGCACAAGTGATTTTTTTCAAGATAGCATTCAGAATATTTTATAAAGTGAAACACGTCTAAGTCATCCTCATACAGTTCAAGTAAATGTTTTACAAATGCAACTACATGCATGTTTACGTGTTCAATGTTATTTTTCAAATTTACCATTAATGCATAATAATAAGACATCCAGCTGCAGCTTACAATGTCGTTTCCATTATCTTCATCATCATCACTATCACTATTGCTGCTGCTAT